TGCTTGACTGGTATGAGCATGGAGAGGGGAGATAAGAGATGAATTGGAAGAAGTGGATGAAGTTCAATCCATATAAGAAGTTGTGGAGTCTCATTGGAGGCAGACCTTGGACTTATATCCGTAGGGACTTCTGGCACAGGTTTGAGCTTGTTAATATAGTCTTCTTTGTATCTGTGGGGTTCTTCTCAGGAATCTTCTATGGAAATATCCTTAAATGGCTATTCAGTAGTACTTGGCATCCTATACTTCTCGTAGCTGGCTTCTACCTTATCGGAGTATTACAGGGGCACTTCTTCTGGGGCAGTAGGTATGTTAAGGGTCAGGAGGCGCAGTGAAGGAGTTATGGGGTGGTCTTGTTAATTTAGTAGTCGGACTAATACTATTGGCAGTCGCTACAGCAGCAGCTTATTGGCTACTTACCATACCTGTATAGGGACTCCCAGTTCTCGACTGCTGGGAGCACCTCCTTAAGGGCGGGTGAAATGCTTACTAAAGCTAAGTAGCCCGCCTCATTATCTTTGCAGATATTTTCAATTACTTGGTGTATTTCGTGTGTGACTATCAGCCCTGTATACCAAATCTGGGTGGGTCAATTCGTCGGGTGATACATTACTATTGATTGTCGAAATAAACGCCCAGATTTGGATTATGGAGCTGCATCAAATTGCCTATTAGCAATGATAGTTCCTATCCAACTAACATCCTCTCCGTGCTGGATAAGTCTTTGCAAGCCTTTGATAATCCAGTAATCATCTAGCTTCTTGCTCTTCTGAGAGTTACATATTCTGCAACAGCATACAGCATTAGCAGTTATATGAAAGCCTCCCTCGGCTATAGGTATTACGTGGTCTATGCCGTTTGCTTCTGCTCCGCAGTAAATACAGCGATACTCATCTCTTTTAAGTATTAGTTCTCTTAGCTGCTTTACCCAAACTTTTCTCTTCATATTATTACTCCCACGTAATAGTCTTTTTAACTTCAAATGGAATACGATAGCCTGGTATGTGCTCTAGTCCATCTATCGGCAACTCTACATCTCCATCAAAGCTAAGGCTATCATGTACTGAGGTAGCCATTACTGGAGGACCTAAGCCTCTACGCTGACAGAGTATGATAGCCCTCTTCATTATCTCCCCGTCACTGCCGAGGATGGGGTAGTTAACTGCCTTGTTGTTCATTCTACTAGTATTCAGTGCCCCCCAACGGGTGAACTCTTCAGGTATGTGAATCCTTCTGCCAAACAGTGTAGGTAGTGCCCATCCTTCCTTTACTCCTACTCTCTGAGCATTCATAATCCAGTCAGCAGCACCTGGATACGCTCTAAACCAGTCATCTAATAGCTTCTGGCATAGTCTCTTATCCCTTATCTTGCCGTTCTCAGATATAGTGTCTGCTGTGCCTCCGTAAGGTATAGCATAATTAACAATCTTAGCTATCGTTCTACTAATGTTCATCTTACGTGCAGTGAGCATGTGAACGTCATTCTTCTCGGGGTCAGGGTCATACAAAACTTTGAGCAAGTCTCTATCTTGACTCACCTGAGCAAGAATATACATATGTTCTTTGGCGTAGTCACCAGTTGTAAAGCATCCGTTGTCAGGTAGGAATATGTATCTGCATCCTAAGTCACCAGTTTTCTTATTAGGACCTGGTATATTCTGTATGTTTCTATTACGACTGTTAAGTCTGCCAACAACTGTATCTAGGTAGTATTCTGTGTAAAATCTTTCCTCACCTTTCAGTGGGGATATGTAGGTACTGAGTAGCTTCGACTTAGTTCGCCATCCGAGCACTGCTGCTGCCATAGGGTCATCAAGAAATCCTAGGTTAGACTTGTCGGTAGATAGCTGCCTTTTGCTTCTTGTCATTGGTAGGAAGTTGCCCCGCTTACCTAACATATATCCTACCTGCTGTGCACTCCCAGGCTTCTCAATACCATATTCTTCTAGCTGTCTGCGATAGAACTCTACCTCGTCTTCTAGCTTAGCTTCTAGTTCTGCCCTAGCTCTCTGGTCAATGTCCAGACCTCTAAGGCTAAGGTCTATTAGTATAGGAATGACATTCATTTCTACTCTGAAGTACTCGCCAAACTGCTCTAATATCTTAGGCATATATTTCAAGTATAAAGCGAATGTAGCCTTAGCATCCATCTGACAGTGCTCTGCTACTTCCATAGGGTCAAGGTCAAGCATTGTCTTTTTGCCAACTAGCATATCTTTGGCTGAAGTAATAATCATACCGACTTCATTAGCTAGTATGGGAAGTGCAGTTTCCTCTCTACCTAATAGTCTAGCTGCTACATTAGTATCAAAGATATTATTGCGGTCAAAGCCTGCTAGGTAGGGTATCATAGGCAAGACGCCCATATCGAATAGCATGTTGTGTGCTATCTTACATACCTTAGGGTTGAACAGTAGAGGCTTCAGTAGCTCCAACTCCCTAGGTGCTTCAGGGTGCACTTGGAAGTAGAATGCTTCGTCTGGTGAGAAAGCAATAGCAAAGCCTATAGGCATACGTTCCTTGAGGCTGATAGTCTCTACATCAACTGCAATAGCTTCTGGCGGGTTGTCTAGGAAGTGCTGGAAGCGCTCTTTTGCAGTGCCAGAACCGTAATAGAAAACAGGCACTTATGTAATCCTCTCAGTACCGCCATACTGCCTAAACATAAATAGGAATAGTGACTCTACATTACCTACTCTCTCAGGCAGAGGAAGTAGAGGAAGTATTGGAGACTCAGGTAAATGCCATCCTTTACCACTGTCTGCCATATTCCACTTAGCTTCTGTAGCTAGTGCTACTCCATCCATCCTCTCAATCAGTTCCCAGTTGACACCTGTGCAGTTATACTTCTTTATTACCTTGCCTAGTATCTGCTTTTCCAGCTCTCTGAACTCCTTGAACATAGGACGGCTCTTAGGACCTCTACACATATCTCCTATGTAAGCTTCAGCAGCATCGTGCAGAAGGGCAGCCAGGCAGTCCCTGTTAAAATCTTCGTCATTCATTGTCTCTTCTATACCTAGGTAATAGTTTGCCCACGCCTCACCGACTAGGTCAGCTACTTGAATACAGTGCTCTGCCACTGAGTAGAATGTTAGGCAGTGTCCGTTGAACCTGCATAGAAGAGCTAATGAGTGAGCGATATCGTTTATGTCTATCTGCTCCTCATCTAGTTGCATAGGGTCTACACGCTTGCCAGTAAAGGTCTCAATCCAACTTTCTCCATCTGCATAGAGTCCGTCTTTGTCTCCCATTGTAATCCTCCTTTCTGTAATATAATTATATCCTCATCATCTACGACTTCCCAACCTCTTGCTCTGTATATACCTGTAAATGCAGAGCCTGGTGCTGACCACTTAAACCAATCTAGCTCTATGAAGCCCGCTCTCAAACAAGCATCTCTAGCCGCTTTAGATAGCTCTACCCTCTTCCTATCCTTCATATGGTCTTTGACTATGATACTCATTGTGCCTCCAGGCTTCAAGGTCTCATAGCACTTACGGTATATGCCCTCCATCTCCTGAGCCCAGATGAAGTCGTTCATTACCCCGAGGTTCAGAGGGCTCTCACTATACTCCCAGGCTCTATCTCCTAGCACATCTGCTGACATCTTGTCTAGCTTCTTACCCTTCTTCATGATGCTAGCATAAGGCGGACTGAATATGATATGGTCGGCTAAGTCAGGTATAGGCAGGTAGTGCTGACAGGGTAGGTTGATAAGCATAATATGGTCTCCTATGCCAGGCGCAACCTTCTCCATTATTCTCACCGCCTGCTGCTGAATTAGATGGAAGTGGGCACTAATCTCTACACATATAACAGTCCTGCCGATAAGAGCTCCTACCATTAAGGTGCCAGTACCTGACATAGGGTCAAGGATTATCTGGTTAGGCTCAGATACATACTCAATGATAGACTGTATCAGGTATACATTAGCCTTAGCCTGATGGTCTGAGACTTCAGGTGGGAACATCCGCTTGCGATACTCTGAATCTGCTGGGAACTTAATCCAGCCCTCATCAGTGCGGGCGTACTCGGAGGCAAACTCTTTAACCATTCTTTTTACGCTCCTTATCTACTCTAGTAGCCCAGGTATCATCCATTACCCATTCTCTTGCGCACTTATAGCAGTGGAAGAGTACATTGTCTTTACCTGGAGGAGTATGCCATACTAGCGGAACTTTGCAGGCAAAGCAATACGGAATAAAGGCTATAAACTTGTTGTTCCATATTTGCCTTAGCTTATCTCCCGCTTTCATTGAGTCATACTCAAAACTGATGCGTTCGGGCGGCTCGCCTACTAATCCTATAATAGTGTCGATGCCAGCTATATCTGTCATACGTCCCTCCCTAAACTTGCTAGTATCTTAATAGCCATCCGTTCTCCTATTCCTTCTATATCAGTTAGTTCCCTCACACTGGCAGTAGCTATGTCTAGTATGTTGCAGAACCTACTAGCTATTGCCCTAGCTTTCTTCTCTCCTATACCTAGCTGGTAAGCATTGGATAGGAACAACAAGGACTTCATGAATCTAAACTCAGCTCTGTCGGTGTCAGTCATATCCTTCTCTGTCCTGATATAAAACTGTGGTCTTATTATCCTTTGCAGTGTACTGTGATTCTCTGGTGGTTTCTGCTCATTCCTGTATATGGCTGACAGTAGCTTAGCAGTTCCTACCCAGTTAACAGTGTAGTATGTAACTATACCAGCTTCGGCTAGCCTGTGAATCCAAGCATATAGTAGCGAGTCATTTACTGCTGTGAAGCTATGCCCTTTCTCTATGTATCCGCCTGGCTCTACCTTGTAACAGAATAGCTTAGCTCCTAAGTCTCTGGTGCTAACACTAGTTCCGTGCCCGTCTATAGGTACTGACGCTCCTTTAATCTTTAGCCTATCAGGACTGATAATACCTTCTACTATCTGGTAGTTCTTATCAGCATTGTTGTAGTAGTCGGCTAGCTGCTTCTCAGCTTCGTCTATGTTACCTACTAGCTCTCCAGCCTGTTTGCGACTGAACTGTAACCGCTTACCCTCGTAGTTAGCAAACCAGTAGTCGGACATTTTGGCTATATTGAGGTTAGTAACAGTTACTGGACAGCTTTGCTTAAGTAGTTTTACTAAGTTGTCAGGTTCGTTGGAGTCAACTAGCAGAATGTGGCACCTCCTGACTGCATCTTAGGTGGACTTCTCTATGGGCATTACGTTGCCCACGTCTATGTCCTACTATAACACTCATCCTATTAGCATCGTGTCTGTGAATACGTTCTCTACAGATGAAGCACTTAGCACTCTTAAGTTTGGGCATCAGGCTTATCCTCTACTATCGGATTACCTTTATCGTCTCTTTTAATCTCCTTGTCAAACGGCTTCTCTTCAGCTCCCTCTATATCAGGTCCGTCTATTAAATCGCGTTTAGTGTTTATCTGGTCCCTGTCATCTCTCTTACCCATACCATCAGGTCCTGCACCAGGTCCTAAGTCTCCTCCAGGCGGTTGCTTAGGCTGACGGTCGGACGGAGGCTGGTCAGTGCCCACATTAAAGGCAACCTTAGCAGCAGACGGTGAAGGTTCATCCTTAGGCACTTCTACTATAGGCTCTGGTTCGGGCTCGTCTGGTAGAGCTGCTTCCTCCTGCTGGCGGATTAGGTCTTCAGGAGCTAGAGTTGCTGCTTCCGCTAGCTCCGCCTTCAGTACCTTGGTCTCATCCTCCTTCTTGTCTATAATCGTCTCCTGCTCTGGTGTAACCTCAAGTATGTTACTGCCATCTTGGGCTATCTCAATAGCAACTGGGTCTGTCGGAGAAATCCACTCTATAGGCACCATCACTCCAGGCTTAGTAGGGTGCGGTATAGATAGGAACATAGGGAAGATAATCTTCTCGGGGTCTTCATTCTTACAGAAGAACAGATACTGGCGGACATACTGAGGTAGCATATAGTTAATATCTCTTACTTCCATGTCCATTGACTTATTAGGTTGATTGATTCTCATCAGTTACCTCCTCGCATTCTTCATTATCGTATTCTACTGAGCAGGGGTGCTCGTTAAGATTGCACCAGTATAAGCACTCATCCCCACTTGGTATCCTTTTCAGATAGTTACAGTTTATCTTAGGTTTTATGGCAACATCTTGCCTGCTAGGTTCTCTTTGCGGCTTACCCATTCAAACTTCACCTCCAGATTCTGGCACATCTGCCAAACTTGCTGTGCTAGCTTCCTTAGCCTAGCATTACCTATGTGGTACTGGCGGCTAAGCTGCTTGACCACAACTTCATTATCAGAACATATCAGTATGGGTGGAGGTAGCTGCCTCGGAGTCTCTTCAGACGGAGTAGCTACCTTGAAGAATCCTTCGTCAGTGTCCTTAGACTCTTTAGTCATATTATACTGTCTAGCATCTAGCTCCTTATTCCACTTTAGGAAGAATTGATTCAGTCCGTAGATGACAGCTAGATACTCTGCCTCCATAGCAGTATGACCAGGCGGTAGTCTGGTGTGGTCGCTACCACCGCCATCTATGACATAGGCTGCATAGGAAGGATTAGCATCTACATATATTTTAGGCATCTTTATCTGCCTTCTGCTGTTCCTTATGCCAAGTCACGTGTTCCTTAATCATTCTTGTTGCCTTTTCCTTATCAGGATGCCAAGGTAACTGAACCCCGCAGTAGCGGCAGTTGCCGCAGTCGCACCGAGGGCAGACTACTGTCCCTCCCATAGATGCTTCAACTACAGGCTCACCGCATACGATGCACGGAGCATCCTCATCATACTCTATCTCTAGTATACCACCACCCACCTTATTGTACTTTGCTGTTTTCACTTCTACCTCCCTTGCATCAGATTCTTCAGATTGATTATGCCTTCATAAGTAGCTTCTACCTCTAATCCTACTGCACTCAGTCCCATACCTTCTATGCCACACTTAGTTATCTTAGCAATAGGTTGCTTCTCCTTGACTCCTTCTTTCATAATTTCCTTGACACTAGTCCATACTACCAAATCTACTAGCTTAACTGTCTCCTTGAATCCGTCTAGTACAATTCTGCCAGTCTTGCCCTCTACCATATTACCTTTGCTGTCAGCTATAGTTCCATACTCATCAGTGGGGTAGTGCACTAGCACAAGATTCTTCTGATAGCTCCTAGCGGTGTGTAGTATAGTCCTCATCCTATCATTGGCAGTTCCATACTCAATAGGCTGTAGCCTCTCCCGATAGTCATTCTCATCAAAAGGAATATTAGGTCTATCCTTCTTATGCTTAGCTAGTTGCTTCTCCTGTATCTCCTCTAGAGTAGACTTATGACAGATGTTCCAGAGGAGGGTAGAAGAGTCTAGTACTATAGTTTTAACTGCTGTGTCTTGGCAGGCAGCTACGAAGTCTGTTATTATATCCTGCCACATAGCTTTCATGCCTTCTACCTTCTTAGGGACTTGGATTCTAGAGGATACTACAGTCTGCCCCATAAGTTTATTGGTCTGTATAGGCATAGGATAGCTCTTGGATTCTCTATCTTCAGTTGCTAGTCTCCAAGCAGCTCTCCTGTAGCCTCCTACATCTACATCAAAGTGGCGGAGGGGCTTAGGGAAGGTCAGAGCCATAGTAGTCTTACCAGTCCCTTCGTCGCCACAGATAGCTGAGATGCCTATGTAGTCATTCATTGTTTTCTCTCCTATGATACCCTTGTTGAAATACTTAGCATCACCTCACACTCTGGACACTTGTAGTAGGTGATGATAGCCCTAGGCTTAGTATGTAGCCAGCTGATAACGAAGCTGAAGATAGGAGCCCAGATAATCTTATTTACTTTACTACAGTATGGGCATATAATCTTATCCATTACCGCCTCCTAGTCCCATAGTTTTCTATCCTCCTCTAACTGCTTATTATCTACTCCTGTAGCGCTAGCTATAGTCTGGCATACTAAGTTATATCTACAGTACTTACATTCCCATTCGTAGCAGTGCTGAAATGGAGTAGGAGGCTGATCAGAAGCTAATGCTTCCTCTAGCACCTGCTTGTGCTCTACTATCTTCTTCCAGTTCTCCTCTAGCTCTAGCTTATCAAAGTAGAATGTATCGCAGTATAGCTGGGGAAATGGAGGAGCATAGTTACCCATCAAATACAGAATAATTAAGTCATATTGCTGAGTGCCCCTGATGTAGCATCCTCCCATCATATAGTCCAGCCAGGTTAGTGGTAGGTACTCATCCATAAAGTGATTCTTGGCTGATTTGCGGGTAGTCTTAAGCTCTACCAACTGCTCTACTTCTGATGCTGCTGGGTTAAAACTCATATCAGGTCTGTAGATGATGCCATCCTGCTCATATACTGGAGCTATAGCATCTTTAGGAGTAAGCACATCTTGCAGACCGTAGCCAATAGCAAACAGCATGACCTCTTCGTCAGTAGGTTCTGTTGTCTGCTTCTGGTCTAGGAACGTTCTAGTGCGGCAGTAGACATAGCTACTGAGATGATTGGGCTCTCGCACTTCCTTAATATTATACTGGTCGGCTAGGTGATTCAGTACTAGCCGTTTAAGTTCAGGATTATCAACTCTCTTCATTATACCCTCCTCCAAGTAGCCTGCTGAGGCATTGTAGCTTACGTCTTATCAGCTATTCTGCAGACCGTCGTTATCTACCTATCCTCAGCAAGCTCCCGTACCTGGCTACTTCAACTTGTCAAACACTTCGGCACTTATGATTGTTCTAATCTTAGCTATAACCTCCCTTGACTCCGAAATCATCTGTATGCAGTCCTCAGCATGATTTGCTATGTGAGGTCTGGCTTCTCTATCTGCCTTTTGAGGTTCGTCTGACATATTACCTATCAGATAAGACATTAGGTCATAGCAGTCGTCTAGCAGTGCCATTGACTGGGATGTTAGAGTGTTCCTTTCTACTGATGTTTCTTCTCCAATCATACTTCACATCCTTATACCTTATGGTAGACTTCTTGCGCATCCTTAGTAAACTTACCAGCTGTCAGCATAGAGTTAGCAAATGAGTCTGGAGCTGTTGGAGGCTTAGAGATAGACTGGAGCAGGGCAGTGTCAGCCCTGATAACTGGGTTAGCCAGAGCCGCCGCATTGAAGTCAGCTAAGGTCTTACCGTCTAGTAGACTAGCAGCTAGGTCAGCAGCAGACTGCCCTTGACCGCCAGCCACTCCTACGCCTTCAACTGAATAGACCATCCAGGTAGCTGTAGGAACGTCTGCTCCCTTGCCTCCTTCTGCTCTGCCATCGAATAGCATTACTCTGGCGGGTCTTCCGCCCTCTCCGTCTGCCATTACTATACCAACACGCTTACCTATGCAATCCTTAATGTCCATTCTGTCCGAGGGCTTAAGGTATGCTGGATTGGTAGGGTCTAGCTGCTCAGCTGAGTACTGACTATCTAGTATGTCATTAAGCGACTGACCGAACACTCCCCAGCGAGACTTCTTTCTATTAGATAGAGTCATTGAGGCGGTGTAGATAGGGAAGTGGTAAGGCTCTATTGCCTCCAACACTTCCAGCTCCTTGAGGTTGATGCTAATACGGGTAGACTCCTTAGCAGTCTCACCTTGACCGTAGGTCTGTCTGTCCGTAGGGATGCTGTCAAGGATTCCAGTAACCCTCCGTAGAGGACCTACATCTGAGTCAATTAGGTTTCTTGTAGTTACCATTCCTTCTTCTGCCATTGTTACTCATCCTCCTCTTCAGTCTCTTCCTCTTCAGTCTCTTCCTCTGGTGGGACTTGTTCTTTTACCATTGTGCTTTCTCCTTTCATAACTTATTAGTTTTAATGCGATAAGTGGTATTGATACGAATAAGACAAATAGGATTGCAATGATTACTTCTTCAATCTTTCACCTCCTTAAGCTTCAACCATTACTCTATAATTATATCATATAAGTTATGCAGATGTCAACCCCAATGAACTGGCTATGCACTATTTACTATGTTTTGGTAAGTGTGTTAAAATAATAATCCATATAACATTATACATTTATTTTATCGTATCACACTACTCCAACTGGGCTATGTCTAGGTCGCCTCTTGGCTCTAGCTCGTCCTCGTCCTCATATCTGGGAGTTATACGACTAGTTATTAGAGGATGAAGAGTATCTCTATCCCATCTGAGTTTAAGGGTAGGTAAGACGTCCTCGGCGTTGCGGTGCTTAGTAAAGGTAGCCCTTACTTTGGTCATAGTCTTATCGTTAGGCTCAGGGTCTATACGAAGGATAGTGTCAGCCCACCTACTCCAAGCTCGGCTACCAGTAGCATCCTGACTACCCATAGATATAGGTGTTCCTGACTCGTCTGTCTTAGACTTACGAGTGTGATGAACTATGACGAAGGATATGCCTGGAATAGACTTGGCATCTTCCATAATCATATCTATCTTGTCTAGGAGTGGCTTGACGTCTACCTCAGATGATATATCTCTGTTGAACATCTTGTATAGTGGGTCGAGGACTACTACTAGGGGTAGCTCGGGCAGCTCAGTTATGCAAGTTTCTACATTACGGCGTAAGGACTCCCAGCCAGAGGACTCGTCTATGTGGAGGAACTGCTCAGTACGGTTGATAGCGTTAGTAGGGTAGGCGTAGTCTGTAGCTCTATTGTCTAGCCTGTCTAGCTCAGCACCTGTCACTTCAGTATGGCTGTCTCTAGCTAAGTATATCCGCTTGCTACTAGCGCAGTACTTCTCTATCCTCTCTCGGTCAATATACATAGGGAGCTCAACTTGTATGCGAAGGACATTAGCAGGATAAGTACGGAAGCCTAGCCAGCGACTACCTCTAGCTATGCAGTGGGCAGTATGGAGAGCTAGAATGGATTTCCAGCTACCTTCATCTCCGAAGATAATCATACGGTTCTTGATATTGAGTACACCTCCAGAGATGATACGGTAGTGATATGGAGGCTTCCAGTCTAGTAAGTCGGAGACTGTGTAGAGCTGCTTATCCTTGTCGTGTATGCTACTCAAGTAGAAGCCCTTTCATTCTGGTATCTCCAGTTCTTCTATTGCTACTTTGACTCTCTTGCCTGCCCCCTTACAATCTGGACAATCTATGTCCTTCCCCCTAAAAACTCCACCCCTTAATATGCCCGTCTCTATTAAGCCACTGCCCTTGCATCTAGTGCAAGGCTTCTTCCTCTCCACCTTAAACACCCCCTTATGGTCTTTGAAGCCTTGGGCTAGTTGTTTGGCTTGGTTTTTATAGTATTTTTGAAGTTCAGGCATTGCTGTAAGAAAAGAATTAGAGGCATACTTGAGGTGGAAAAGGAACTCCGCCATCTCCTCTATTAACTTATCAGTATTCATTTACTTGCCTCTAGATGCTTTATCCAAATATAAAACCATAAAGGAACTTGAAAGTGGTAAGTAACTTTATAATCAGTCCCCATATCTATCTTTATCCACATTCATCTACCCTTCCTTAATTATCTTTTTTGAGTCTTTAATTTTTGCCCCATACCTTTCCCAACGAGGGCTTCTTTGCCTAGCCGTTTTCAATGTAGCTCCTATAGCGACTCCAGAAGGCTTGCCAATCTTTACCCATAACCACATCAAGTAATTCAACCTTTCCATCTGCATCTTCGTGAATTACGAGCTTCTCCAACTCCCTCTTTATCTCCTCAGCTATGATGGGGATGGCTTCTTCTAAATATCTATCTACTTCTTTTGTTATGCGGTCTGCCATCATTTCAGGAACACTGTATTTATCTTGGCATATTTTCAGTATCAATTTATGAAGCCCCACCAGTTCTTTATCTGTCATTTACCTTCTCCTTTTAGCGCTTGCTCAATTACCTTAACAAGCTCGGTGGTATCACACCCATATTTTGCTCGCCATTTTTCCTCTCCATCCTCTTCATTTACCCATTTGTCCCAATCCTGAATTATTAGTAGTATCCTCTCCCTCTCCTCACGCTTGGCTTCCTCAATCTTAACCTCTTTAGCAAATTCCTCAGTATGTTCAGTGCCTTTAATTATAAACAGGGCTCCCTTATCCTGTTTATCTACTTTGGCTAGTTGGGCTTGGGCGTAATGTATTGGTATCTTCGCCTTAATTTCCTCTGGCGTATCTCTGAGAAAGTCAACCACTAATCTATTATCCATCATTCTCCTCCATAGAACCTATTATTTACTCTCCAAGCATAGCCTTAGTAAGAACAGCTTGTGCAGCTTGTTACTCTCTATCCTGGCTATTCGTAGCCTTTCTTCTAATGTCATACTAACCTCCCTACTGTATTAGATATCTTCTAATATGCTTTCTCCAGCGGCTGATAGTAGCTCTATCAACTTCCCAATTATAGCGACTACAGACATCATTGATGCTACCTCTGTAGACGTCTAGCTTGAGTATGATGTTATACTTAGACTCAATGTACTTCATTAGGTCAGTTTTAGGATAGTCCACTGATGACTCATCGTATTCTTCAGAGTCAGGTAAGAAGAACTGACGCTTCCTAGGTATGAGTCCGTGCTCCTTGAGTATGCGCTTTCTAAGTTCAGCCGTAGTGATGTCAGTCATTTACTCTCCGAATCAATTAGTTTCTCAATAGCTAAGCAGAGGGCTAAGGCGGGATTTATACCTCTTCCGCTGTATCCCTTATCATCCTTGCCTACATAATTTAAGTGGTATAGCCAACTGCCATCTTCAAGGAGGTATAGTTCCATTTGCCCAAAGTCTACATTTGGCACAAGCAACTTAAAGCAGGCATCTAAGGATTCGGTGAGTAGCTCTATACTTCCTGTGCCTTCATCTGTTTCAATAACTATTTGCTTTTCCTGCACCTGTATTTCTACGGCTGCTGGTACTGCCCACTCTGCCAGCTTCTTATTAAGTTCCTGCTCATTCATCTTAGTTCTCCTTATACTCTATCATATCATCTGTTAGGCAAGCAGGACAGCCTGGCACTCTGATGATATCTCCTAGCTCCTTAGGATTAAGAACTGAGATAGGCTTAAGTTCATAGTCATAGCCAAACCAGTTACAGCGGTTACATCTTGCTGCTACCCTTTTCTCATGGCACTCTAGGAAGTGGCGTCCCATCTTACTCATAACATTCTCCTTTTCTAAATATTTGAACTTTTCTATATAAGTGATAGGTCATAGGTATTATAAACTTTTGTTCCTGCGTCTTTCTGCCATATGGTAGGACTGGTGGCAGGTGCGATGAGATAGCTCCCTGTCGATTAGTTCCATATTCATATGGTCTCCGTC